TCTCTGTTGGACAATGGTTGGACATCGGTTGGACATTGTCCAATTTGGTTGGACATTGTCCAACTTTGCGTTGTTTGCGCTTGTATTGTGACCAGTTTGTCTCTTGTTCGAGGAGGGCTTCAGCTTGTGGAAACCTAGCATTTCCGTCTGTGTCGATTTGGATAAGACCACATTTTGTAAAGTAAGCCATTGTTATGTTGACATCATCCTCGCTAACATCTAACTTAAGTGCTAGCTCTTGAATTAAGTTGTCCAAATAGCCTTCATAATACAGAACGCAATCAGTTTCTAAACTCTCAAGCATGAGTCGGATATAAATTACGGTCATTGCATAGCCACCGCTCATGTCCCTAAGTCTTTTAATAAACAAGTTGTCAAAGAATTTTTTATCAAATTTAAGCCAAAAATAGACTTTGGTTTTAGTTTTATTCTTAGTCATTTATGTTATAATCTCCATAGAATGTTTTTTTACGACACGGGCTTTTACCCGTGTTTTTTTTAGCGCTTCAATCCGCACCCAGCCCCCGATGTGCTTCGTTAATATTCAATTTCATAAGAAGGTAGTTTTGGCTTTTATTTATATTTATTTTTGGGGTATAAGGTATTTAGTTGCACTCCGCACACCGAGGTGTGGCTACGGATTGAAACAGCTAACGATATTACTTTAAATTAATGTCTTTCCTAATCCGTGTGCCTTGTTGTATCGGTCACGGCTAGGCTCTGATCCATTTTTTTCAAAAGTCCATTTTGGCGTTTCTGTTTGCTTTTTTGACCAAATTAAATTAAATAGTTTTTTCATTTTTGATTCCTCTCTATATCATTCAAGTTAGTAATAGTAGTTGAAGAAATACTCAACTATATCATCTTTTGAAAGGTCTAATAGCTCAATAGCCTTAATGATTTCATCTTGATTCCACAATCTTTTTCCGTTAATTTTAAAAGATGTTGTGGTTTGAGTTTTTCCGATAGCTTTCGCAAAATTTTCTTGAGTTCCGTATTTTTCTTTAATACGTCCTTTTAATTTATCGTATTTAAACTCCATTCGTTTCTCCTTTTTTAACTTTATGGTTTTATTTTAAACCATATTTTTTATTTTGTCAACAATTTTATTCTATTTTTTTAAATTTTTTTATTTTTTATTGAAACTCAAACGTTATAATGCTTTCAGTCACTCATTTTTTCAAGAGCTATAATCTCTTTTTGTTTTGGTGTTTCACGAATTTCAAACGGTGTGAAATCGTCATAAGATAGACTTTCCAAGAATTTAATTGCCTTCTCAGCTTCAACGTGTTTGATGTTAGTGTACTTTGTCACGTTAAATTCTTTCTTCAAATGCGAGTACATCAAGCGAATAAACTGGCCTTTCTTTGAAGCAAACAGATTATCACTAGGATGTGATTTCTGATTATCGAAGTACATATCTGCGAACACGCCAGCTTTTTTGAAAACAATACTCTTGATTTTAGAAGCTTCACCGTCGTCAATATGGACCTTCTTATTGACTTCCTCTACAAGCAACTCAATGTCAGTTAGTTTTTGATTTGTCTTTTTAACATTTCTGTCCATTTCTTCTTTGATGCCGATGATTTCTTCCAAAAGCTGTTGGTTAACGGTGCTTTGAGCAACCAGATTCATAGCTTGTTTCTTCTGCATTTCTACTGTTTCAGCGAGTAGATTTTCTTTTTTCTTATATTTCTTCTTACTCATTTATGATTTCTCCTTCGATAATTGTTCTTCCGTCTTCTGGGATAATCTTGTTCATTTCGTCTAGCCAATTTTCAGTTAGTGTCAAGATATCTCTGAGTTTTTCAATCTGAGCGTCTTTTCCAATGCCTTGGATAAGGGTTTTAAATCTAAGCGGTGCCATTTCTTCGTCAAAGAAGTTTTCAAACTTAGTTACGAGCTTGCTTAGGTTAAAGATATTAGTAACGCTGTTTTCTAGCTTTTCTTTATCAGCTCGTAAGTGCTCAATAGACTCTTTCAAGGCTAATGCTTCTGATGTTTCTTTTTCGAGCATTTCATAAGCTGCTTCCTTAAGTCGCAAGCTCCTTTTGACTGAATCAAGCTCGTCTGCTAGGTCTTTATTCTTTCCTAGCAATTGCTTGTTAAGGTCTTGCGTTGCTTTGTAATCATGTGGAATGACTTCCTTCTCGATTACCTTTTCAACTGGTTTGACTGCTTTAGCACGCTCAAGCTCGCCTTTAACTGCTTCTAGTGCTTGGTCTTTGAGCTTTAGGCGACGCTCAAGCTCTTTATATTCTTTGTGAGTTTTGATGTCTCCGTTGAATACTGCTTGATTAACCTCTGGATTGGCAGATGGTTTAATTACTTGAGCTTGTAACGTTTTAGGCAAACTTTCGAATTTTTCAATATTTGCTTGTTCGTTTTGCGAACAAACGAAATTGTAATGATTGATATATTCATAAGCTTTGGTTTTTTTAAACCCTAAACTTCTATACCATTCTTCGAAGCAACCATAACCTCTAGTCGAAAGCTCTTTTTGAGCTTTGGCAAGTTGTTTTCCAATTTCGTAAGCACTCTTGCTTTGGATGCCGTAAATGATATTGGCACGCTCTTCCAGAAATTCTTTCGTTTTTGCATCGACTAAAGAGTAATTAAAATCATTTGTTGCTATTTCGTTCATATTGTTCCTTTCTAACTTGAATTTAATTCAAGTTTTAAAATCAAAAGCCATACAAATCAGACGATTTAAGGTTGTATTTTTTACAAATGGCTAACATGAACTTAGGAGAGATTGAAAGTCGGTTTTTCTCCCAAGCACTAACTGTTTGTGCTGACGTACCAACACTTTTAGCAAATTCCTCTTGTGTCAAATTGTGACGTGCTCGAAGTTCTTTAATTGTAATCTTTGGAACTGTTTCTGTCATTTTTGTTCCTCCTCTCTAACTAACTTACAAACATATTATAGCTTCAATAAAATTCAATGTCAACAGTTTTCTTGATTTTTTTTCAAGTTTTTTTGATTTTATTATTAAACATCTTGAAAATTAGTAAAACATACTATATATTGTTCTTTGTATGTATCCATTGTTTTTTTATTTTTTATCGAATGTTTTCAAGATTGTTTTCAATCCATTCAAGTCGATTTTTGCGACCAGACGGAAAAGGTTATGATTTTACAACCGTAGTTCCAACTACACTTGTAAAATCATAACCTTCTTCTAGAATTTTAAAATTTTGTTCTACCCATTGACTAAAGCGAGTTTTTACCTCTCTCTTTATCTTATGTATACATTACATATCATATATGATAGTCTGCCAACTGTTTTTATAAAAAAATATATATTTTTTTTGCAAAAAAAGAAAACCCCGACCAAAAAGTCGAGGTTACAGTTCGAGAATTTAACCGAAACGATGCCAAGTATTCCAACAATTATATTATCACTTTTCTATGAAAATAGCAAACAAAAAGAGCTACGAGATTATCTCATAGCTCTATACCATTTTTTATAATTTAAACGCGAATTTGTAGAAAGGGAAGTTTAAATAGACAGTATTGTAAAATCAGAAATAAAAAATGGGTTATGAATGGATATTTATATTATACCACATTTTTAAAAAATAGCAAAACAAAAAAAGCCCCAGCATAATGCTGAGGCTTCGACCACTACTGCCATGGTATCCCTACTGCAGTGTGAGGGGAGGTGATATACTCCTTTTTTATTTTATAGTTTGCGTGGTCTATTGGTAGTAGTTTACCAAATCATCTTTATTCCAGCAAGATAGCCATACTGTACCAAACTGACCAAACTCGAATTTGCGGAAGTAATAGCCACCATAGTAACCACCTTGACCAGTGTCTGTAATGTTGACTTCATCACCAGCAAAACTAAAGAACATGCCTGCCTTAAATTCTTGGTCAGCTCCATCTGGAATGTCGTTACCGTTAGCGTCAACCCAGTTAACCATTGAAACCGGGATTCCGTTTTCCAAATAATTAAACCCGATAGGGCTTAAATAGTCACATTTGATTTGCCAAATGCCGTTAACATATTTGACTTCATTTGCTTCATAGTAAGCCTTTTGTTGTGGCACTACCGCAGTATTAGCTTGGTTATTCGTTTGTGGTGCTGATTCAGCATATCGCCAAACCTCGATATAGGAAGGCTTGTTCGCTGCATAGTAGTCATTCCACGGGTAAGTATTGATAGCTTTCCCAGGTGCCCCTTGAGTTGAATAATCGCAACTAATAAAGTATGTAGCATCCATCATGACACCAACGTGCCCTCCAGCTCCGCCAGATGTGGACATATCAGCACCCCATGACATTAACACAATATCACCTGTCAAAGCATCCCAATCTTGATTAATACTTACTCGATAGAATCCATTTTTGGCAAGTTGTTGACCTAGTGTAACAGTAGATGGTAGACCTTGAATACCGATACCAGCTTCTTTTAAAGCTTGTGATATGGAACCAGAACAGTCAGCAGTACCGTCTGCTCCGTTGCGTGACCCATACATTGAATAGGTCAATTTACCTCGATGGTTAACAAACCAATTTACAATAGATTGTTGTACGCTCATACTATTTTCCTTCCTTTTCGTCTAGTGGTTGTTCATAGCTCAATGCTCGTTCGCTGTCTGCAATCCCCTTAGTGGTTGGGTCGGTAACGATTCCGAGGATAACCAAAATTGCAATGAATGTATTTACAGCGTCTTGGATATTGTGTGGAATTTCAAGCCCTAATTGTTGCAACATAAGGAATACTGCTGAGATAAGAGCTACTAGTGTAGTTTTATTTTGCAAACGTAATTTAAAATTAATCATTTTATTATTATCCTCTCAAGTTTCGATCTAACTTCTTCAATGTTTCCTTTTAGCTCAACAAGGTTCTCATTAAAATGGTCCATCCTTTGGACGAGAGCTAGAATTATTTTTTGTTCTTCTTGATATTTGTCAAGACGATCATTATGGTTTTTAATAATTTTCTCGATTTCATGGTCGACGACCTCTAATTTAGTGATTCTGTGTTCTAATCGAGAGGCGCGTGACTGGCTTGAAAAATAAAAACTCGCACTTGAAATAGATATAGGAAGTATTACCGTTATAAGCCAGCTCATCAAATCTGGCTCGTTTTGTGGTCCCATAACACATCCCTCCTATGCTATTCTTGTGTAAGTTTTGCCAATAGCTCCTCGTCATTAACCATATCTGCGATTAGTTCTTTCACTTTTGGTTTTAATACTTTTGGAACTCGTTTAAATGTGTAGTTATTATTAACAATATTTATTGCGAATAGTTTAGCAAACATATCTTTTCATCCTTTCTTTTTATCGACAGCCAAGTCTTCATCAGTCAATACCTTTTTATCGTAGAGTTTATCAATGATATCCATCAACGTTACTTGTGCGGTACTTGATGCTTCTTCCATCTTTGCGATAGTTTCTGTAGCTTTTTTGCTTAATGCTTCGTACTCTTTGATTTTTTTATCAAGCTCATTGAATTTTTCATTTTCAGCACGTTGTGGGAAGTTTTCTTGATAAATAACCTCTAACGCTTCATTTAGTAGGTCAGTGTTTGATAAGTCGATTTTCTCGACTGGTAAAAAGACAGGAACGTAAGCCCCATCTCGATTTTTCAAAATGACTTTTGTTGCGTACGCTGCACCGCTTGCATCGTATTCTTTCGATTTAGATTCGTATTCAAATTTCATAGTTTAACCTTTCTGTTTAAAGCATGATTGTGAGTTGTCCTTTATAATCGATACCATTTCGAGTTTGCATAGCATTAAATATTCCAGATCCCACATCAACTTGGACATGGACTTGTGTATCAGCAAAAATAGACCAACCAGAAATAGTAAACATATAGGATTGAGGTGCTTTAAATACTTCTGTAGGTAAATTAGCGAGCATAACATCTCCACCATTTCCTTCAAAATCATAACGGATTGTCAACACATCTCCAACACGTTTATAGTAACTACCTTCAACTCCTGCATATTGCCATCCAGTATTAATTAAGTTTGTATTATCATTCCCAGCAAATTCTTTCCACGGCTCCCAATCGTCAATTATTTTTGACCATCGGTGATGCCTGAAGAATAACCTGCCATCATTGCTCCATAACGTCTGAATGGCTTCTTTATAGCCGTCAGTATTCTTACCGTAGTTGCTGTAATGGAATAGGTAACCCCAATCTCCATTAGGATTTCCTGGTGCAGATGGATCAAGATAGTATTGCCCAGGTTGGTCTAAAATATTTGCATTTCCAACGTTAGGCTTTCCATCTACCCATATCGGAGCGCCGTTATTACTGGTTAGCTGATATTGTTGAATCTGACTGTTATTAGCATAAATATCACCAGCAACGTCAAGAGCACCACGCTCTCTGTACTTACCAATCCCAACGCCTTGACGGTCATAGGTCATTATAACTTCATCTGTTGGAACAGTGACTTGGAATGAAGCGCTTGTAAACTCATCTTCTAATTTACCTGTAACTATATATGATGTATCTGCAGGATAACGATTACCAAGGTTTGCATCAGATGCGTTAAATTCAGAAATGCTAGACCATGTTCCACCAGCATCGCCATTGTCTGAAACTTCACTATCAGAACCGAATTTTCGTGTGGTGAAAGTCAGCTTCATGGTGTTTTTCTGCACGCCGTTAACTGTAAGTGGTGCTATTTTAGCGAATCTCTTAATAGTTAGGATATCTAACTTCTTATCACTTCTCTTAACCTCGAATCTTAGTGCTGGGCTAAAATAGAATAGAAACATTAGTTTCGTCTCTACCCAATCAGACCATATCCCACGAGAATCTAGAACCCTTCCTCTTAAGGTCATTTCAGTGTCTTTGTTAACAGACACCTCACGCAACACTCCGCCATTCTCAGTAACAGAATTGTTAGCGCCAACAATTTCAGCGTAGTATCCCGCTATTGTAGCCCCGCTCTTGGCTTGAGCTCCATTAAATGTAACTTTAATGAGCGACATGATGGAAACAAAATGCGTCGATTCTGGGATGATTCTTTGTGTGGCTGTATTGGTATCTGTCAAAGTAAATCCTGTAAAAGAAGGTTTTAAACTGGCTGTATCAACACTTGCCGTGAACGTTGTCGACTGTGTTTGAATGAAATTTCCATTAATATAAGTATCTACATATATAGTACCCCGTCCACTTGTTGAATTTGGTATATCGTTAGCGAAATCTTCTGGGATTGTCCATTTATACGACGTTCCAACATTGTCGGCAATTTTACCTTGTTTGTTGTACCAAGAATAGCGTAGTGTATGTGTAGCGCTACCTACTTTTTTATCGATAGAGATGTCTACTTGATTGCCAATGAACCCATCAGACACTCTCACCGAGCTTCCCCTTGGGATAGTTGTCAGTGTTATTTGCTGATTACCAATATCTAGATTCACAGGACTCCAACCACCCGACCCATTAAAGTGAGCGCGTACATCGAAGACACCAGACCCATCATCAGCATGTCTAACAGTAATTGTTTGATCTATTAATTCGACTGTTTGATACCAACTTAGAACGCTAGGTGAACCAGACCAATTCAATCGTTGACCGTTAAATTCGACATAAGCACTACATTGATATTGAGCAAACGTAGTTGTCGTATTTAGTAACGCTAATCGCAATCTAACTTGACTTGTATTGTTTTGGATATCTTGACCAACCTGGTCGACCCAAAGACGGATACGATATCCACGGTCGTTATTACTCCAAAATTCAGCCATTATGCACCTCCTACGTATCTAATGACATTACGGTCTGGATTCAATAAATCTTGTTCCTCTCGATATCGTCCGATTTGGATAGTTTTAGAGAAAATACCGTTTTCGATATTGATGACACCTTTTGAAATGTACATTACCTCGTTCCCAGCTGAGAACATTGAGATACGCCCGTTTGGATTGAACATGATAGAGCTTGATTTATCTTTTTTACCAACAACAAGACCTTCATTTGATGCTGCCATGTAGCTATCGATAAAATTCCAACGTTCTGACATATCATTTAAGTCGTTTTCTAGTTTAGTTACACGAGCACTTGCATCAGCTAAATCTTTTTCAGCTTGTGCACGATTGGCATTGTTTGCGTTAACAAAATTTTGATAGGCTTCCACCCACTGATTGAGTGTATCAAGCGACGCTTTAGCGTCTAATTCAGCTTTAATAATAGAGTTCATTTCGTTCAGTCTGTTGAGTTGTGCTTGTGTTAGGACATCATCGGCTTTGGTGTCTATTTCCTCTTCCAAATCTTTCGACGACGCTTGCCACGCTCGGTCAGTGGTTCCCTCATAGCAGTCTAGTTCTGCAAAATATAGCGTAGAAGTTTTACCGTCAGTAGTGCCATTGTTATTAATACGAATGAACCCTTCGTCGCAATCTCCAGAGTTAAATGTTAGATGCCATTTAACCGTCTGTGTGGTTGATGGTGAACCTGTATGTGTTTTTAAATGGATCACTTTAGTCAATTCCTTGTCAGTTTCATTCGCCTTCCTGCCAAGAAAATAGATATCAACGCTCTTGAGGTTTCCGGTTGCAAATATCTGAATATTTAGAGAATAATCAGTGTTGCGTTTGACTGGAAAACGTTTTGTTGATGCAGGAACCACACCATTGGTGTTATTGTCTAATCTAAAAAGGGGTTTTGTTCCGTTATAGTAAAATCCATGTGTAGCTATATGAAGATTGTTATTAGGTGTACTTTCGTCCCAAAAACCCCATCCGTCAATATCTTCTGGGAATGCTGAATTAACAATTAGATTCTCTCCACCATTTGCTCCATCCTTCCCGTCGTTTCCTCGTATCAGACTCCAAGTGTAATCTCGAGGATTAGGACTATCTACTTGTGTAAAGTCTGTGTAGTGTCCGATGAAACTTGGATAGTCAGCAGTTGTGGCTTCGCTAGCTGATGGCATGTATGGAGTGGCGGTTTCGCCTTGTTCTTGTTTTGGATTTCTAATCCTTATCGTGAAACTACCTTCACTCGGACCAGTAAATTTAGTCATAAAGATTGCTTCTGTGTTGATAGCGGGGTCTTCATACGGAGGTATCGTTGACGTTTGTGTTATTTTTATCCATTGGTTCAGCATTTTACTAGGGTCTTTAGGTAATTCAATAAAACAAATACGCTTCCATGAGTATAATCCTCCGCCATGAGTGTATCGCTGACCAATCCAAAACTCGTCAAGATGTGTTCCAGCAGGGAGATTCCAACTTGTGAACATAACGTCCATACTCATTGTGTACTTATCGCCGGGTTTATAATCTCTAGGTTTAATAGAGAAACCATCCCACATGTTTCTAACAACCAATGTATTAGTTCCCGTCAATGTAACTTCTCCGTAGCCATTTTCTACTTTGTCGAAGTCTTTAAAGAACCCATCTTTGGTTTTAGCTGAACTATTAACTAACAGATTCAAATTTGGATAAACAGTACTAAACCTATCAGTGCCGTCTGCGCTGTAAGACCATGCTGTGTGAAAATATGTAGTCTTCCCATCATCGCCCTTAGGTCCTTGTTTACCATCTGATACATTTACAAAAGTAACTTCTTCTGAAGCTACTTCTTTATTATCCACCCAAGCGGAAATTGTTATCACAGTTGGTTTTGTGATATCGCTTGCTTTGACGGTATAGGTCAGACCAGAGCTAACAATAGAGCCCTCAATTACAAAGCGATATGTTGCGGGAACGGTCTGGTTTCCTCGTTTCAACGTTGGACTTATGGTTGACCGCCCTGTGTTGTTCTTAAAAAGAACTCCGTTGTCGGTTGAAACCATGATAGTGTACGGCCTACTGTTCTCAACCATTCGCTCAAAGACACTTCTCAAGTCTGAGGATGTTCTATCTTCAAGCTCTTTGAAGTTTCCAAAAACGGTTTTGTTATTTGATGGGTTGCTGAAACTAATCTTCTGCTCAATAACCCGTGCCTTTACGTCGATAGGAGGAGTGAATCCCTTATCATGGATGGTAACGGTATCCCCGGCCTCAACATCGAGGAACCCGTCAACCTCATAAGTGATAGCTGGATATGCGTGTTTACGCAAATTTGCAATTCCTGCGGCACGGATAATGTTTGGGTCGTCACTATCGACCTCCAGGTCTTTTCGAATCCATTTATTAGCTTGAGTTGAGACGCCAAAAGTGGACGGGTATAAGTCGGCTGCATGAGGTGCATAGAGGCCGATACCTTCTTGTTTGAAGATAACAATACCTTCATCGTTCTTTTCTTCCCACGGCGGAAGTTTATCAATGTATACACGTACTTCTTGCTCGCCTTCATGGCTCTCTTTCGATTTGCCATAAGGCACTACCAGCGTATAGATCTCAGTCTTGTCGACTTTCCTCGTCATTGACTTGATATTTTTTTCAAATGTCAGACGAATGTCGCCACGAACCCGACCCACACCAGTGTGCGAGTCGTCCGCTTTATGGTAAACGTTCAAAATGAGCTGGTTGATAGAGCTGTCGTCATTTAGCCTTGTTACAAATTCAACCTCAGCATCGAATTTATTAGCCAAACTCAAGAGCCTTGCTAATTTTGTCTCTTGCCCCTCCCATTCGAGCGTTCTTTTTTGATCTGAGATCTCATTAATGCCCAACGTTACCATTGCAAACTGAGGAATTTCAAAAACATCAAGATACTCCGCAAATGACAAAGGTCTATCAGCTTTGTAAGGGTTCGCGTACTCGTTTATCAGCTCGAGATTTAAGTTTTCGCAATAACATCGTAACCATCGCTCATTCTCTTCCGTTTTCATGATGTTAAAAAGATATGTCTTGCCTTTATATTTGAAGGAGACAAAAGAGCGCTCGTTTAGTTGGTTATAAAGGTGTTTATTTCCTGTATCGCTAAGCAGTTCCTTTTTTGAAACGGTAAATTCGAATACGCTTGAGGCAGTCTCAAGGTTACGGTTCCAAGTATCATCATAGAAATTTAACGTTTCTTGCTTCTCGTTATCGATGAAGCCAACTTTTTGTAAATTGGCGTCATGAATTGTTAACAACATTATAGATACCTCTCCTCAAATTTAACAGATACAGATGGTTTAGTTGTTATCCAACTTGAACAGTATACTTCTAATTGTGATTTCCCCGGTGGAATCGTGAGAAAGTCAGAGCCTTGCACAATATCAACGATTTTCGGGATATTATCTACAGTGACGGTATCAGTTTCACTATCTATTACCACTTTCCCACCAGCGCGGTATCTATTAGGGATATCCCTGACACCAAAAACGTAGTCTTTTCGATAAATAAAATCATCCAAATACATATGAGTTACAAGAGGAGCATTCCCAACCCTTCCGAAGATAACATGGATTTTATCTGATTTTTTACCCTTTATTTCAGGGATAGAATATCTTGGGTATGAACCCCACCAGTAAAATTGGACGACATCATCAAACCTCATTATATCTGACCAACCCCTTGGTTCATTAAATGGGTTGTGCTGCTCGATGTGTGTTCCTAAAAAACTCTTCCTGTCGACAATACGGAAACCTCCCTTACCGTCACTAGCTAGAAAATTATATTCACAGCCTAAACCATTGTAACGTTTAAAAGTTTCAACACCGTACAGAAACGTACCGCTTGCATCTGTTACACAAATTTTAAGATAACCCATTTGACTTGCAGAACCAATCCAAAAAATTTGCCTCCACCAGAAATATTCATACAGAGCGCCCTTTTCACCGGTGGAATCCCTTGGGATGTCGAAACTAACCGATGCTACTTGACCGCTCTGCAACGCAATGTGAGGACGACCCCAAGCATTGTCGATGTAAAGACTTCCGTTTGGCTTGGTGTCGTTGACATCGTTTGAGATGCCAATGTTTTTCAATCCTTGAGATAAACCGTTAGGGATTCTGTGCTCTCCGTTTGACGAAGCGTAATCAAGAAGTACCTCTGAATGTCTATAATCTTCTGTATTTGCTTCTAACCTATCCCCAAGCTCGCAGATACCTGTGCTATTAACTAATCCAATATAGCCATTCTCACTATTGTGCTTCACTGTAATTATTGGGTTAGCATTAACTGATCCATCGTTAACAAGGTCAAATACCATCTTGTTGTTCTCTATTTTAGGGTTTTCAAAACTTCTGTAAGTGGTTGAATGTGCGACACCATCAGGAACTAGAAATTCTATTTCAGCTTGGTCATACCAATCAGAGATGCCCTTTAAAGTGACATCACCCTTTACTATCGCTAGATAGTACCTATCTGGCTCGTCTGGTAGTTTCAACTCTACAGGTCTTTCAGTGTGTAGCACTCTAGCCGCTTGCTCTCTTACATGGTGAAACATACCGCTATCAATTTGAGCGGGCTCGTTTGGGTCTACGAAAGCATTATCGTTAAGGTCTCTAGTTGCTAAACTAACAGTTAGCTTGATTTTCTTAGCACCAAACGAAACTTGTTGAACATTAACCCCAATTTTAGGGGCTGAGTCTGTAGTGATATCACGTTCGTTCCCAACATCGTGCGACACTTTGATTAGTTTGAAGTAATCATTTAAATCATATCCGTTGAATTGAAACACAGCCATTATTTAATTCCTCTCATGCGTTTGTAACTGAAATCCTTATCGTTTTGGTATGATACCAAATCGTCCCCTGTAGCGTATGCAAACTCCCTGCCGTCTATGTTAAGTGATAGAGGGCGCTCAATTAATCCAGCAATAACGTCCATCGCTTGCTCAAGGCGGTCCATTCGACTATCATCTCTAACAGCTAAGTCAACACTGCCACGGATTAAACCACCGCCAAAGCCATCAAACAGGTCATTACCTTCAAAGAGCTCTCTGGCGTCTATCGCGTAACCGCTAGCCACGTCAACCATGTTCTCGATGGAATCTCTGACGTATTTAACACTGTTGTCAATACCGACAGCCATACCTTGCCCAATAAAGATACCGACATTATCACGGAACAACCGAGAAGGTGAGTGGATTTTAGCCTTAGCTTGAGCCGCGCGCTCTGCTTGAGCAACTAGGGCATTGGCTGCAGCTGTTACCGCTCCAAGAGCTGACATCATACCAGCGGCCAAACCTTGCCCAATCATTGCCCCTGCGTAACGCATAGCACCAGCGCCTGCCATAGCGCGTGATTGTGCTGCGCTAACCAGTGCGCCCGCTGCGGCAGATACGGCCCCAGTTGCTGATTGAATTCCCCGAGCAATTCCTTGCCCTGTTTGTAGACCGGCTTGTCTGCCCATTTGAATCATTCGTTGGCCATTAGACTGAACAGCTTGTGCCATATTCTGCATTGCTGATTGCACCTGTGAGGCCGCGCTGTTCATTGCTGAAGCAATCAATGGCGCCGATGCTCCAATTCGCATGATCGCTGTTGTGGCAGTTGTAGCACTTGTTGCAACCATGCTGAATTGTGGCGGAATTGTTGAAATTGAAGCAGTCAACTGCATAATGCTCGCAATCAACACAGTAAACTGGCTGGCAATCATCGCAACTGTAGAACCAACAGCGGTGAGGCTTGCACTCATCATGGTGAATTGTGCGGCCATCATTTGAATAGATGCTCCAACCATTGTTAATTGACTGCTGAACACGGACATGATTGATCCCAGCATTGCAAATTGTGATCCAAACATTGTCACGCCCACAGCAGAAGCCAATAACTGACTGTTAACCATAGTCAACGCAGCTGTGAATGCAATGAATTGACTATTTAGCATTGTTAATGATGCACCAATCGTGATGAATTGAGCCGCCATCATGGTCAAACTTGCACCCAGTGAGGTCGAGCTTGCAACCATAGTAGTAAAACCAGTCGCTACCATAGTAAGCTGAGAGGCTAACATAGTCATGCCAGTGGTCAACATTGTCATGGACGTACTGATAAAGCTCAAGCTAGAAGACAACGCCATCGCTACTGCGCTGAACATGGTCAACCCTGCACTTGCTTGCATTAATGCAGGCACTATCATCATAATCTGAGTTTGGAAGATTGTGATAGGCCCTGCAATAGCAGACAATCCAGTTAGTGATTGCATAGCTTGGATTGAGAACGTGCTGAACGCTATTCCTGCGGTAGTTAGCAATGATTGTAAGTTAGTGAATGCTGATTGAATGCTTGTAATTGTACTTGAGAACAAAGTTAAACCAGATACAGCGCTAGCCGCTGATGTTGAAACTTTGCTCATACCGTTTCCAAGCTGAGCCATACCGGTTCCAGCTTGAGCAAGCCCCGATGAGCTTTCACTAATCGAACCAATCCCATGAGCAACAGCTGCAAGTGAGGCAGCCATGTCGGCAAGGTTGGTGTTAGTGATTTTAACCACACCATTAGCCAATTGGTTAAATCCTGCACCAGCCTTCTGAGCAGCTGTACCAATTGAATTGAACACGTTAGCCAAGCTATTCAATACACTACTGATTGCATTTCCTGCAGAGGTAATCACGCTTGAAATACCTTCAAATGCTGACTTAATACCGTTTCCGATACCTTGAGCTGCTGTGCTGATTGATGTCCCGACTGATTGGACCACGCTAGCAATACCTTGCAAGGCTGCCCCAATTGCGGTACCAGTAGCACTAATGATACTTGCCACACCACTCAGAGCCGTACTAATAGCTGTACCGATGCCCATAGCTGCGGTAGCAATTGCCATTCCCGCAGCTGACACTATAGATGCAATACCACTCAATGCAGCACTAATCATACCACCGATTGAGTTAATAATAGGAACAATTTGTGTTATTGCTGTAACAATCGCTGAAATGATTTGACTGATGATAGGCGCAAGAGTTTGAACGACTGCAACGATGGCAGAGATCACTTGACTAATAACTGGAGCCATAATCTGAACGACTGTAACAATACCTTGAATCAAGGATATGATGATAGGTGCTGAAGCTGATATAGCTTGAGCGATAGCACTGATTACCATTGCAATCTGTGGCCCAAATTGTCCGATAACTTGAGCAACTTGAACGATACAATTCGCGATAACTGGTACGATTGCCACGATAGCATTAGCAATGATTTGAGTTACTGCCGTGATTGTGTCACTAATTATTTGGACAATCGGGGTGAATACCTCAATGATTCCACTGATTGCCTCACCTATAGCTGTAACCCAATTAGTTAATGCATTAATTACATTTGGCAACACTCCTAGTATAGAAGTCAGCGCATCTCCAAATGCTGAAATGAATGGTGCTGCATTTCCTAGAGCAGTGCCGATAGCTTCAACCAATGGGGAAAGTTTGGCTAGCCCCGGTGCTGCTTCACCGACTGCCTTTACGACAATACCAAAAGCAGTACCGAATGCTTCAATGATAGTTCCTGCAGCTTTGCCAATACCTTGGACGACTGTGCTAAACGCTGAACCCAAAGCTTTTAATATCTGTGAAACGCCTTGGGATTGAGTGGCTAGCAAAGTGAATGAAGCGACAATAATAGCGATACCTGTACCGATTCCGACTGCGGCAATAGCCACGGCAGCGCCAAATGAAAGCAAGGTTGCGGGGTTCAACCCTTTAAGACCTTGTAAAGCTGATTTAAGTCCTTGGCCAAAGCCTTTAAAAGCAGTTGATAGCCCTGTTCCGATGCCTTTTGTAGCCGTTGAAATGCTAGTCCCTGTTGATTTAATGACATTGGCCATCCCACTGAATAATTGAGTGATAGTTGACTTAGAACGTCTCACACTGTTAGCGGCTTGTTCTGTTCCTTCTGCAGCGTCCTTACCAAACTTCTTGAATGGGTTTAGACTCTTGATGAAGTCCAACCCTTTCAATGCGGCACCTAATACTGAAATCCCAGCCTTGGCAGTTACAAATCCTGCTGCTATTGCCAATATCCCACTTGTGATACCGTTGAGGACGCCTTTAGGGATACTACTTACAAAATTAGCTACTGCGGACGCCGCTTGTGATACCCACTTGGTTAGTGTTCCAAACGCTGTACCTAGTATAGATATAATCGTTTGCATTTCAGAACTACCAAACACGTCAGCGAGTGACGAACCAAGTCTTTTAACAGCAACCCAAACATCCTCTAAGGCTGTTTTAAACGCCTTGAATGCTCCTGTATCAGCGAATGAGCTAATAAAGTTGCTAACTGATCTCGTGGCAAGTGTTAAGGCTCTTGACGCTCCGTTGGCTATATCTCCTAGTGCACTACCTAGACCTTGGAAGATGCTACTAAAATCTATGGCTTTAAGCGCTGTTTTAACTTGAGCAATAACATATCTGAAAGCATTGCTAAGACCTTTTATAGCCCCGGTATTGCTGAAACCTTTCCAAAAAGCCTTCACAGCCTGACTTGCTTCTTTAACCGCTTTATCAATGCCTTTGCTCAGATTGTTAGCAAATTTCTGAATCTTACTGTCATCGATTTTGCTAAAAGTATCAATGATACCTTCAATTCCTTTAATTACTTTTGCACTAAGCTTTTCAAAAACGGGTTGCAATTTATTTGAAACCGTTTCATAAAGTCCACCAACAGCTTCATCTACAGATTTATATCTCGTAGCTAAGTCTTGCATGGAATTACCAGCACGTTTGAAAGCTTCGGTGAAGTCGTCGGTCTTGATTTCTCCATTTTGGATTTTGGTTACAAGCTCATCAAGAGACATACCCATCTCTTTAGCGACAGCAGCCATCCCCGCTGGTGATTGTTCCATCATAAGCTTGAAATCTGCCCATGAAACCTTAGGTTTGGTCATCGCTTGAACCATTTGTTGACTTAAGGTTTTCATTGCTTGTTTAGGGTTTTCAGCAGAAGCAGCTAAACCACCCATGGCTTTCACCAAATCCCCAGCATCGCTACGACCAATCGCAGCCATTTGCGAGAATGTACTACCCATATCGGAAGCTGAATAGATGGTTTGTGTAGCATAATCTTGCATCGCTTTCTTAGCTGACGCAATTTCTTTTTTACCCCAGCCCAACTGACTTAAATTCCCGTCAAATGTTTTCCAAGCCTTTGTTGAATTGTTAAGCTCGGTCATCATACCACCGATGCCGCTTGTTAAAGTGCCTACTCCTTTGATAAACCCAGCGCTAACAAGGTTTGCACCAAGAACACCCTTAAAGACAGAACCTAATTTACTGCCTGTCTTCCCGAGATTCTCAGCGCTCTGTTGCGCTTTCTTCAGAGCGCTAGACATGCCGTTGTCTTGAGCACTCAATATAGCTTTGACATTGAATGTCTTATCTGCCATCTAGCAACCCTCTTTCTTTCTTGTAATTAAGATTGTTTCGAGCTCGCTCTAACAGTTTTTTGTTGGTGATCTTTTCACCCAAAACTTCCCGGGCTCGTTCTTTAGCGTTATAGAAGTCCTCGAATTTCTCAAAATGATACCTCTTGCCGTCTCGCGTCGTGGCGTTTGCCAGACGATTCAGGAATGCGAGTTGATAGATTTCTCTCTCCTTATTCAAAAATCGCTTTTTATACGCTTTTTGATAAAGCCTCATCTCTTTAAGGGTCATTCTTCGAGCTTCGAGCAACGAAACGCCAAAATCAGCCATAGCATTAGTGATTAATTCCTCGTATGTATCGGCTGAGCTTTGAAAATCACTTACTCGGTCGCCTCTTCCACGCGCTTCACTGTCGCTTTCGTCAATGGTTGCGTGCGTAATTCCGATAAAAAATCATCGAATAGTGAGTCTAGTCGGTCATTTTCAGCCTCTGCGATGACATATGCTTCAATACCTTTTACAGACGGTTTTTGACGTTCTGTAATTGTTGCTGCTTGAATAAGGTCAAGCAAAATCACTGGATTTTTCTGTTGCAAGTCAACGACTGCGTGTTGTACCCCAAAACCAAACGAAACACCACCGTCTGAAACCGCGTAGCGCTTATCAAGTTCACGGATAAATTCGAAGCCGTATGTCAAAGTGTAGTCTTTATTTTCGATAGTGATTGTGTTCATTGTTTTTAACTCCTATGTTTTTTTTAAAATAAAAAGCCAAACTTTTTTAGTTTGGCTCAAGATAATTGCATACTATTAATCACCACGGCCTGAAGGTTGCGTAGTGTCTTGGAATGTGTATTGAATTTCTTTAATTTGATCGCCAGTCAAGGTAGCTTCTCCAGCTTGTGGCTTACCTTCAATAGTCAATTCTGATTCAATTTCTACAAGCTCTTCTACGTTAGCTGGTACTTTCCAGTTAGACAGACGTCCAATCGCATAGATAGCACCGTATTTACCATTTGATTTTTTGTCAGCCAAATCAATTTCCCAAACTTCGACTTTATATCCGTCAATTACTGAGTTTTTCAACATTTCGTTGAGGTCATCTTTAGTACCAATAGCGTTAATTGATAGTTTAGTTTCAAGGCCACCGTCAGAAACAACTGCACCGTCTTTGGTTTTGGTACTATCTGCATCACGTGAGTATTCCCATTCGTGCTCTGTTTGTAGGGCAAGTTTAGCCGCCGCTTTTTTGTCTCCGAATTTTCGGAACATCAAGATTTTATCTTTCCCCAAAAGGGCTTCTTTATTAGTATCAGCCATTTTTTCCTCCTGTTAAATAAATTTAAAATAAGTATAGATGATGAAGTGATATAGTACTTCATCTGTGCTATTGTCTCGATTGCTATCAATTGACGACTTGTTGACTTCTGCTGAAAACTGCATTCCGTCAATATTTTTGATAGCAAAAAAGCTAGACATTAACTGTCCAGCCATATCTGATAATGTTTTTCGGTCGTCCACACGTCCCCAAACATGCACCGTAGACGATAAACGACCTATCAAGTGCGATTTTGTGGATTGTGGCAAGACCATTGTTTCCCCCATTACAACGAATGGGTAAGCCACGTCGTCTGGTGGCAAATATGTGTAAGTGTCGTATCCTAACTCATGACTAATCCGATACATTTCATCATGAAGTAATTGATCAGGTTGTTTCATGTTTCATCCCATTTTGCCATCTCTTCAACCATCTTGGGCGCTACCTCTTCAAGTGCTGGTTTCATAAATGGCTGTGCCTCCATCTTCCGCGTTCCTACTTCGAGATATCCTGAATAACTAGTCAAGGCTTCGACAATTGCTTTATCGCTTTCAACTTGCAGAGTAATACTTCTACGAGTAGCACCCGTTGAATAGCCTTTATTGAATTGTGCTCTTTTAATAGCAGCTTCTTTCAGTTTTGAACCATACTTCCTCAAAACCTTTGAACGTCTTTCTGAAGAGGCGTTTTTAAGAAGACTTCGAGCCATTTCATCCAATCCTTCAAATTCGATTGTAGCCATGTTATTTCACCACCTTGTTAGCATAGATGACGTTTAGACCAGTTAGATAGCTTCTGACAGTAACAGGTTTGTATTTGCTACCGTTATATTCAATCGTGTCAACTCCATCTTTGATAGGGCTTCTAAACCTAACGACGATGCTATTGGCGTTTAACAGGTCTCCTAGTTTGGCTTGCAATTCAAGGCTAGCACCAGTCACATTACATGCTGTTATCTTAGCTACTTCCTTACCGCCAACCATACGGCCTAAGTCTGGGTCATAGTGCTTTGTTGTCTTATCGGTATATTTTAGCACTACGGTATCGGCGTATCTCATAGAAATAGCACCTCTCCCTCTTTAGCTTGTCCAGAAGTTCCATATAGACGCTGAAGCATATCATCATAAGGCTTAAATTCATTCTCGTTATCATAATATGACATCGAGTGCCCATCTACCGATTCAGATTTAGCACCTTCTGCGCCTCGACGATTGAAACGTTTAATGACACAATCCTCAAAAATGAATGCTAACTTGTCATCAATCTCTTCGACACCATACTCAGATTTAAAGTGGTTAATTACACGATTTAACAAAATTTCAAGCAAGTCATCGTCGTTAGTGTTGAGGTCAACCGATACATTTTTAATAACTTTCTCTTTATCTAACGCCATCATGCTATACCTCACTATTCAGCGGTTTTCTTAGCTCTAGTTTTCTTTTTTGGCTTGTCGTCCTGGACGTACCCTAGACCGATGAGTTCTTCAGTACGTTCGCCATCGTAAACATCACCATCAAAGTATACTTTGCCATCTGTTTTATCCATGAACGCTTTTACTACGTAATTCATATTAAACACCTGGAATTACAGTAAGCATGTAAACATCATCCAAGCGTTCAAATGATGGCAATGCTACCATTGACACCTTAGTTTGTACGTTAACTGGGTCAGTAGTCTTGGTAGTTGTAACCGCGATACCGTTATCAACGATTTCAACGTCAGCGTTAACTGTGTTGTCAGCGAATAGATCAGATTCTTCTGGAGTTGTTCCAAACACAGTGTTTCCAAGAGGTCCGTTAGGGATAAGAGTCAAGTGACCGTCTGGGAAGAATTTAGAAACTTCACCTTTTTCGTTTCGGTAAGTACCGTTTTCGAGAACAATTTCCACACCATAATTATCAGCCACATAATTCTGAAGTTCAGCTTTAGTAACTGATGACCCATCAGCTGCCAATGGTTTAATAGCTTTAACTGTTGATGCAGCTTTACGGATAAGCCCGAAAGTTTTGGCATTCATGATTGCACGTTCTGGATTAAGACCAAGTTCACGCGCTGTTTCGATAGCATCTTCCAAATCTGCAAGAGGTGTAGCACTAGGTTCTGCCCAGCTCTTAGATACTTGTTTCTTATGGTCTGGTTTAACACCATAATCAATATCTTTGTTAACTCCATCGCTCGTAAATGCAATTTTACCAGTGGCAAGTACTTGCATACGCATAGCTTCAAGACGAGCACGCGCACCATTGACAAGTGTCAAGTTGTCGTTGAAAATCCCCGCTACAATTGTGTTGACCAACGCTTCATTGCCGGTGTCTTTCACAAGATTAAGTTGTTGACGGTCATTCTCCTTGACAAGCATAGCCTCTTTAAAGAATGGCATCTGTTCATCGTGTATTTCAGCACTAACACGGTCACGAATGGTTACATTCGTATCAAATGCAGCGGCTTTTAAAGCAACAGATTGACCAGAAGCACCTTTGATGTAAGACAATTTCGTTCCAAGTTGTTTGCGAGCTGGGAAAATAGACTCACCCAAAGTAGAGTCAACATTCTCTTGTAACGCGTTGAAGTATCCAGCAATATTAGATGCTGTTACTTTATCGTAAATAAGTCCCATGTTTTAATATTCCTCCTTTTATTTCTGTGAGATAAATTTAACGAGTGGCAAAGCTTTAGTGATGGTACTGTCTACAGATCCACCATTTACTTTATCTTTATAAACCTCACCAGCATATAGCACTGATACAGTGTTATCAATTGTCAAATCTACGTCATAGAGTACGATACCCTCAGGTGCAGTTTTGTTTTCCACAACTGCTTTTGTGCGGTCGTCAAAGATTGAACCGCCGTTACCTGCTACGAGTGTACCTGCTTTGATGTATTTCTTACCATCTACTGTTACGCCTGGGTAAGATTTGTCTACTGTCGCTGACACTGCTTTGTAGGGCAATGAGCGGACAATATTCGATGTGTCGAAAATAGTTGTTGGCATTTTAAAATTCCTTTCCTTTATTAGATAAGACGAGCAGTCGTCACGTTTGTAGACTTAGCAAGTTTTGCTCCAAAATTATCTGTCTGAGTGCCGCCAATGCTTGCCGCTTTAGGCGCATTCTGGCGGATGGTAGTCTTTACTTTCTCAGCTACGGCATCGTTAAAAACTTTCTCAAATGTTCCGACCATCTTAAGAGCCTCGGCGGCGTTTCCGGCATGGCTAAACATTTCAGCCAATTCAACCGGCAACCCCTTAGAAACGAGGTCCTCCTTAACGGCCATGTTGAGTTTTTCAAGTTCAAACTGTGCCACTTGCTTCTCAAATTCTGCTTTTTGGTCTTCAAATTCCTTGCTAGCCCGCTCAGCAGCCGATAATTTAGAATAGTCTTGTTCTTTCTTTAACGCTTTAGCGATTGCCTCATTGATTCGAGTTTCTTCGCTCTTTTTCTGATTCTTCAAAGCAGTTTGGACTGCTTTGTTTACAATACTATCAAGTTCTGACTGTGATTGCGGTGCTTGAAAGTCGCTCGATTGATCTGACTCAACGTCATGCTCAACGTCTTGGCTTACTTCCTCAGTTTCGACCGTTTCAACTGTTGTGTTATCTGCTTCCATTATGTTCTCCTATCTAGTCTCACAAGCTATACACTTTCTAAGCCACGATATGGTTAGCTACTCCTTATCTAGTCTTGTCTAGTGTATTCACTTACGAGCCACGCTAGTATTATTTATTTAGGGCTTAAAATAGCCCTATGCACCATTAGAGGCTCGCCCTCTACGGTTTCTTTAAAACATGGTGCACTCACTATTCAACCTCAACGACTGCACAGCGGCAGTATGGGTGAATAGGTGGAGCATTCGTTCCGATTTCCATGTCAGCAATTCTGACAGGATTCTTTTCTGTCTCCTTACCAATCTCTTTACAAATGTCACACGCTCTCGATTCTGGCATGAGTTTGAAATGCTTAAAGCCATTCTCTTTCATAATGCTCTCTTGAGCTAACGTTTGCACTCTTGCGTGTTCTGTAATTGCCAATCGTTCAGCTTCTGTACGAGATGCATCCATGTGTTTTCTGATACGTCTTGAAATCGTCAAACCGTTTTCCCCTCGAATGAGAGCTCTTGTTACTTCGGTCTTTACAACTTTTCGTAACTGTTCTTGTCTCTTCCAGATACGCTCTGACCATTCAGCACCCTCGAAGTTAGCATTGACAGCAGCTTCCATATACTTTTCAAGCGTTTTCCCACGAGGTACTGTCTGATCTAGTGAGCTCTCTCTTGCAATCTCGCTCTTATAACCGTTCTTAAGATAATCATCGGTCAGTTTGCGTTCGCCCTCTGATAATGCTAAAAGTTCAAGTTCTAATTCTTGAATGAGCAGTTCTTGACGACCAACCGACATAGAGAAGTTATAGTCTCGAAGCTCTCTGTTTGCCTTTGGACTAAAATCCTTATCAGCTACATACTGTTTAGCCTTTGTTTCAAAAGCCTTGACATCAAAGCTGTCTGCTTTTCGTTTAGCATCACTAACGCTTAATCCATTTTTGTTAGCATATTTTTGGATAAAAGCATCAAGTTCTTTTCGGAGCTGTGAGAGTTGCAAGTTATATAGCGCTTCAAGTTCTTTCTTAAACTCAGCTTCACCCTTTTTGATGCTCGCTTCTCTTTCACGTTGAGTACGTTTTGACCAGTATGTCATTCATAAACCCTCTCAAAATCGTCTGTATGCGTTTCTTTTACCTCATCGGTATATTTGCCTACATGTTCATTAAAATCGCTAGGATACCCCTTAAAATCGATTTCAGAAGCTTCTTTGTTTATTTTGTCTAACTCTTCGTTAGGGCTCTCTACCAATCCTGAAAGACTAAGTGCAGTTTCTTGCGAAACTTGACCACCCAAGCCTGTCAAAATAGATACTTGCTCATTTAACGATTTTGGAAGGTTTGGTGTGAATGTGATTTTCAATAGACTTTCATCAAAATCTTTAAATTCGTTAACCAAAGAACCAATACGAGCAGCAAGACGATAGCGACGTTTCAACCCTTGAGTGAATTGTGATTGTGTGTCAACTCTGTCTTGGTCTAGACCGAATAACTTATATTTCAACGCCTCACCAGACGTGTTACCGCTGAAATTCGTATCTGACATGTCTGGGGTGTTAGTAAATATATGAATATCCCTGTTTAACCGTGTCTTATATGCTTCTACACCTGATACATCGTAAGACTTCGTGAGATATTCAGCTTTGACTGTACCCTCTTTACCATCGGCTGACTTAGACGGTTTAAGTTGCATGAGGCGCGTGCGTTTCATATCGCTGGCATCCATGCCTTTAGGTAATGCCAAATCTCCATAAATGGCGAGGATAGCATCAGCCATGTCACTCATGTGGTTAGCTGTGTCAGATTCTGCGCTATCATATAAGTCGATTAGGTAGAGTTCAGTCTCATAATCACCAATGCCATCAACGTTGTTCAGAAACTCAGTAATTGGCACAGTACCGAATGCATGAGTTGTAACTGAAATTTCATTAAAGTCATCTGATGCATCAAGCGTATAGATGTGTTCGTCTGTGTAAATTTCAACTACATCTTTTGCGCTTTGGAGCGTGCCTCGATTGTAGTATCTGACAGCTGCAATTGAATTATCTTCTAATGAGTTGTCGTAAATCACAAATGTCTCTAACGGGCTTAATCGCTTAATTCGTGTTTCATCATACTCGCTTCGATAAATCACTTCATAAGCTCTACCAGTTTGAGACAAGTCTCTGATAAGCGTTCTATTGAGTGAATCTAAATCATTAATTCGACCTATTCGTTTAATAGCATCGTCGTTTTGTGAGTTATCATCATTATCGTCATATTCGACACGGATAGGATTGCCAGCTAAATAGCCTGTTTTAAATTTGCTAATCATACGACCGTAGTTATGCACAGCTCGTTTATCAGCCATCTCGTTGTCCTTACGACGGCCAGACTTGAGAACGTCGTGGTTTTCACCTCTGGCATAGTCCAACAGCTCTTGAATTCGTGGCGCTTGTCTCAATTTATGGTGATTGATGAAATTCTTCAACAATTCCCAATTATTAACCATGAGCTCCTCTAAGTTGTCCGCTCGATAACGAATGCGAGACTCTCGATGGAATCGCAAGTTTAAAACTTTGTCTTGTCCTGTACTATCTGTAAATAGTGTTTGTTCCATTACCTCTCCTAACCAAACATATTAAGCAAGTCATTGTAGCTCGCTCTGGTGTCATCGTTAACAATATGATCTGAATACATTGCATAGCGAAGACTATCCAGCACGTCATCAAATTCTTTAAGCGGCTCATCTTTAGTGCTGTTCTCTTTCCAACGGTATTGATATATCTCATCAAAAAAACGCGGAATACATCCACGCTTAACGTATAATTTCTGTTCTTTAAATAATTTAGCGATAAGTTCGATGCCAGCTATCACTGACTTGTTAGCGTTACTAATATCAAATCCTTCACTCTCAAATCTTGCTACGTGTTCAGGGCGGGCACTATCAGCATAAAATGGTATATTACCGTAGATGTTGGTTAGCTTTCTAGCTTGTTCTACCCACCAGTCTATCTCTTTGAATTGCGCCGCCACACCGTCAACGAGGTAGTAATTGCCGTCTACACCCTCGCCAACAATCACGATTGATCCGTAGTGAGTATAACCCCAGTCAATACCGCCGAAATAACGTTTCATTTCAGGTAATTCATCAACTACGTGTATCTTACTGTCGTAATCAGCGTATATAGCGCCTTCTGCAACCGTCCACTTCATTATTTGTTACCGCAAGGGCTCTTTATCCCCTGCTTCTTATGGTTTCCCATAAGTTCAGACTATCTCTTCATCTCTTGTTAAGAGAGCTGGATTTCGTGGATATTTAGGCATATTAAAAACCGGTCATGATCTCATGCCGATTCAACTTAGCTTACTTTATCTAGTCGTTAAACCTTACTGACATTTCTGCCAGTAGTGGTAATTGATTAGCTTATTCTACAAATTCATGCGTTTTGCAAAACTTAGCCTTCCAATTTTAACCCAGTTTTTCATCTGTTGATCACTCAACAGCGGGGCAAGTGTTTACCCAAAATATCTCTATCATAGAATTTCCCTTTGGGCGTTGCTGCCTTGATAGAGTCAATGTAGCGCTTTGACAGAAAGGTGTTATCGTCAAGCTTGAAGCTGAAATCTATAATCTTGCCATCGTTTTTACCAATGTAGTCTCGATTCAGCCAATGATTCGGATTGTCTGGGTTACTATCCCAAACTATACGAGCCCCTTCACCTGAACATCGTGAGATAATCTCTTTGAAGACAACCTCATTAGCTAGTGATGCCTCGTTAACGTAAGCCCCGAAAGCTGTGAAACCACGGGCACGCTTAAGACCTGAGATAGAGCCAGTGTAGACCTGCACGACTTTTACACCGCAAAACACGAAAGAGCCATGTTTGTCATATTTAGGCTCAAATCCGTACTTATTATAAAGCTCTTGCAGTACGTTGTTTTGAATCGCTGTAGACGATGTCCCCGCTAGAATGTAAATAGGCTCATCCACTCCTAAGCGGTCAGCAATCTTTCTGACACGACTTAACTCAGTTACAAAAGTGTCGTTATTAACTACAGTCTTACCAGCACGTTTAGCACCATGAAGACCACATATAAACCAGTCATGATTCCAAATGTAGTTCAACACTTCCAACTGTCTCTTGGTATAGAGCTTACTCAGATCCATCGCTTACAGCTCCTTTGATAATATTAAGGAAACCAGCGATTTTTTCATCTTGACCTTCATCGCCACCAATTTGTGATTTGAGTTTTTCAATCTCAAGTTGCATTTTCTCGGCCTGTTTAGCTGTTGGGTAGCGTTTCATGAGTTCGCTTCCTGCCTTGATGACCTCAGAGATGGATGGGGTTTTTTTAGTTTTGACAAACTGACCTGTAGCGGCATTTAGCTCTACGACTTCTTCCACGAGTTCCTGCCTCAGAATCGAAGTGAAGACTTGCATAACTTCGTCTTGCTTTGCTATTTTCTTCTTCTCAAGCTCTTTCAGTCGTTCTTCGATATAAGCCTTGATTCTGTCATTTTCTAACAATTTATGAGCTCTAGTTTTAGAGTAATTTTCAGAATATCCAGCTTTAAGAGCCGCATTGTAAGCTATGCCAGAAATCAAGTATTCATCAGCAAATATTTTCTGTCGTTGATTTAGCCCAATATGTCCACCTCCTTCATTACTTAATCAAAGAAAAGACAACCCACAAATGAGCCGTCTTTTCTTTCTTCTTCGATAATATAATAATACCACTTAAAACAGTTAATAGAGACCGTCAAAATTCCGCTAAAATACCATTTTTTTCAACGCTCCACAATTAACCGACCATCACGATACAATTCTGCGAAAGCTAGGATAGAGTTGTTTAAAAGCTCTTGGAATGCAGTGCGTTCAAAGCCGATTGATTGAGCTATCTGCCAGTTGGGTTTGGGTGGAAACTCTAGATATTTTTCTATCAGTATCCTACGATAATCTGGACGATATAGACCACTGACGGCCTGCTCTATAGCTTCCAACTCATTAAGTGCATCAACTCGCCTAATTGCAATGTTTTCAACTGGCTTATTTACTCCACCTGTGCCACGAGGCATAAACGTAAACTCTTGCGTTATTTTTTGCTCAGTGCTATCGTGTGCAATCTCTCGCCACCGTGGATATTCTCGAAGTTTTCGCTTGCAACCTCTAATAGTTGCTTTTTCATCAATTTCTGGCAACAGCATTGTACTAACCTCTCTGATATAATAGTAGTGTTAACTTTCATAAAGTGCCTGCAATTGTGTCGGTCTTTTTTTTGTTTTTACCCAAGAAACAAACATTAAGAGATTATGAAAAGATAAGAGTGTTTGTTCTTGGGTCTTTTATCACCTCCTCTATCTTAAATTCCAGTCTTGCTACCAGCAATGCAAGACTAGAGTAAAAAAAGTATGTATTGGTTTCCTCTTTTCTATAAAATATTTACTGGATTTGTTGTCAAGGTCTGTCAGCTTGACGTTTTGTCGAAAAAATTACCTAGTCATGACAGACTAACGACTGACAAGGGAGTCGAACCCCTGACAGCAAACAAGAATAAAGAATTTGAATTATAGCGACAGTACTTAATGTAATTTTCGAACCACTACAAGCCCATAGAGATCGCTTTATATAGTGTACGTTTAACACTTTCCTTATTGCGACCTAAATCACCTTTGGTGCGATACTCTAAATAGATTCTATCAACCTCTTCATCTAGGGTTTCTGGCCACTCATACTTATTAAAGACGTACTTAGCTATCTTACCGAATAGCTCTCTAGACAGAAGCCCTTCTAATTGGATTACCTTCCGAGGTGTTAGAATTCCAATTTCTGTATATACTGTGTTAATTGCTGTGTTAATTGTGGTGGCTTGTTGATTTGTACAGCCTTTCACTTCCATTATGTATTTTATGACGCAGTTAGGGTGTGCTGCTCTTAACTCTTGGATTTCCTTGCGATATTGAAGGAAGAGCTCTCTTGTAAGACCTGCATTAGTTTTATCAGCATCTGTTTTACATGACCCACGTCTTACTGAATAGTTCTTTAATAGATACTCTTGTAAGTCATTAACTAGACCGTCCGTAAGATATTCGCGCATATCGTCCAATGTTGAAGGTGATAGTTTCGAACGCTCTTTAACCACGTTATCAAACCTTTGAAAATATTTTCTAGCTTCCATTCTATTGCATTTCTTGGTTTCCATTATATATTTAGTGAGTGTTCTGAGATGTTCTTCCCTCAATGCATCAAACTCTAGAGTTAACCTTTGATGTAGCTCTTTAGTTAATCCAGCGTATTCATATTTCTTCATGTCTTAATAACTCCTCAAATAACTTGGAATATCATCTCCAACCTGAACACTTTCATATTGTTCTTTAGTCACTAGAAACTTACCATACGCCCCACAATCAAGCGTGTAGAGATTGCCTACCATTTCATTACCAGTAATCTTTCCATGCATTACAGCAGCGTTATCAGCCTTATGCACCACGATAACTTCCACAGGTCTATTATTCATTCTTATGATGGTAGTCACATTGATTACTATTGAAATTAGTAGTAAAGCTGTTAAAACCCTTAGCTGGTTATCTCGTTTTGCTTTTGACGAAGTTGTCATCAATCATTACTCCTTTTCTGTCCTTAATGTTGTTATAAGCGATTTTAAGGCACTCCTCAACGTCATAATCTAGTTGTAAGCATAAAACCACTAGGGTTACGATAGAATCGCCTATAGCGTCTTTTAGAGCCATTTCTGGGTCATCAAAATCATTGGGTTTTAGAAACACGTCTCTAATCTCTCCGACTTCTTCCGTAACCTTCATCCATTCGATTTTAGGATTGCCTTTATCCAGTCCATGACTAATAGCCCACTCATTAACTTTAGTTATTAGATCTGAGAATGTATCACTAGTATCATAACCTAGCAAGTATGGGATTGATACACCGAAGTAATCAGCTAACTTCTTAGCGTTACTTCCTTTGATTTCATGGGTGCCATGTTCCCAATTAAGAATGGTCAATTTTGTAACGCCAATTTTTTCGGCTAACTCAACTCTTGTCATTTTCCGTAATTCTCTTAATTTTTTAAGCCTATTCATCTATCATACCTCCTTAACTTCAATACCATCACAATCAAATACCCATCCAAAACAACCATCTTCTAGCTGTTTTTTGGTGTGGTGTGTTCTAAAACGGTCTGTATCTTCTCGGCTGTAAAATACCCACGTTTCTCTGAAATTATCATAATTCAAATAAGTTTCTTCATCATCTAAGTTTCGGATTCTCACTGTATATCGTTTTTCTTTCTTGACCTCATAGCCAAACTGGTGCATGTTGACGAGAATCTGGATAGCATTTTTGGTGTTGTAATACCAACATGCAAAATCATAATCTATTGGATTTTCATTAAAATAATAATCATTCAAATATTCGAAGAAATCCCGAACCACACGATGTAAGTTGAAGTAAAATTCATCCTTATGTTCCTCATACCAATCTGCCACGTATTGCGGTACTACTGGTTTAGGAGGGTTGAGTTCGTCAAGCAGATCCAATATTTCTTCCTTCGGCATTACCACTTGATTTTCAAAATATCCATTTGTTGCATTTTCTTTTACATATTTTTTTGCTTCTTCAATATTCATTCTGTCACCTCTTTAACCTCTATTCCTCAACCATTTCAACCGTGTAAAGCCTTGAATTTCGATATTTAACACCTCTCAAATGATGCAATCTTATGATAGCTTCATCCTTGCTATCATAAAATTCTACATCGTCTTCCATGTGGTCATAATATACGATAACTTTATATTTCATAACTTAACTAATCTCCTTCCATATTTTTCATTTGTGCGTTTGGCGTATGATGGTGTTCCATAGCAAGTAACGGAACGCACTGAAATGCCTAACTGCTTAGCAATCTCGCTCTTTGTTCCCATTGCTATGATTTCTTCGCCTTTGTATAATGCATATTCCTTTACTTGCATAGTTCTGCCATCTCTTTCAATAGCTTCTCATCTGGTAACTGCTCAAGTGTTAGTATGCGGTTGAGTTTATTTGTGCTAATTCCCAACTTAACACTGACCAAATCCATATCTTTACTGTTCTCCCAAAACCATTTAGAAAATTCTTGCGTCTTACCCAGCACGCTCGTATGGTCGTAGTGTCCTGGTGCGTAGATACCAACTAGTTTATTTTTAAATTTGCTATTCATTTCACGTTCCTTCAATGTCTAACACAATCTTAAATTTACCAGACTCCCCACTCAGCCCACCATACTTAAACGACATCATTTTGATAACTTCGTGGTTGTCGTCTGTCCACAAATTAGCGTCCGTCAAGCCATCTATAATAGCTTTAACGGTCGGATATAGGTTGGGTGGGTCTAATCTTCTTCTTGTTGGTGCGTAGACAGTTACAAGCACCTTGCAAGGATTATCAGGGCTATATACTGGCTTAGTGTTAAGCCCTGCTTCTGCTTTCGCTATCAATCGCAGTTTCTTGACTATCCGGCCCTCTGCTTGATAATGAAATCTATCATTACTGTTGATAACTAAATTTTGAGTAGGCTTAGCTTTTGACCTTGGTAATAGAAATTCTAGTTTCATATTTTCACCCAATTAGAATGGTAGGTCATCATCACTGATGTCCATAGGATTCCCTTGCATTTGATTGCTACGACTAAAGTCTGGCATTGGCTGTTGTGGTTGTTGGTTATATCCAACATTAGCATTTCCACCTTCACGCGCTGCACGACTTTCCAACATCTGGAAGTTTTCAGCGACAACCTCTGTCACATACACTCGTTGACCTTGCTGATTTTCATAGCTACGAGTCTGAATGCGTCCAGTAACCCCAATCAACGCTCCTTTTTTAGCCCAGTTAGCCAAGTTTTCGGCTTGCTTACGCCAGATAACGCAATTTATAAAGTCTGTTTCACGCTCTCCATTATCATTTTTGAAAGGACGGTTAACCGCAAGGTTGAATGTAGCTACTGCGATATTATTTCCAGTGTATTTTAGTTCTGCATCTTTGGTCATGCGACCAACAAGACATACTGAGTTCATCATTTGTTTTCTCCTTTAATTTCATAATTTACAAAATTGTCATCAAGCAACTTAGCAAATTGATGCCATTGCTTTTCTCCACCTACAAAAGTTAGTGATAAGTTAACCTTGTAAGGCTCGCTAGGTTTCACAGCTTCTTCTTCGACCTGTTTTGTGTCTTCGATAACCTCACCAGTTTCGGCGTTGACTGCCTTAATGTCCTCGCTAGCCGATTGTTTAGCTAGTTCTTCAATTTCTGCGAGACGTTCGGCCTCTGCTTGTTTTTTAACCTCTGCTTGTCGCTTGATCTCGATAGCTGTATCGCGGTCTTTTTTCATCTCTCTCAAAACTTCAACCAACGGTGTGCCATTCTGCAATGCTCTGCTGTATGGTGCGGATGGCAACTCATACTCATGAGCTTGTTCCTCGATCATGTCGACATTTGCCTTATATTCCTCAAGTCGGTCATACTCTGCCAAAATAAGGGCATCAATCTTTTCCACTGTTTCCTTTTTAAGTTCAATCTTGTTAGTTCTGAAACAGCCTTTCAAAGAGAAGTCATTATACTTTTCTTTAAACGTATCCTTATCAAGCCCAGCAAGTTCACACTTTTCTTCAAAAACGTATCTAACATGGTCAACTCTGAGCATTTTTTGATGTTCTTCAATCTCATCCCGCTTTTCTCTCAAAGTGTTGAGAAGTCCCTTTAATGGTGTGTATGATTTCTTCAAATTCGCCTCAAATTCAACAAGCGGATTCTTGTAAACTTTTGAGATGTCTTTGCGTTTTCTCTCTAAGTTGTCGTAAAGTCCTTTATAGCGCGTGATTTCTTTCTTGATATCGTTATATTCCAAGCCGTCAAGCTGATCGTTAGATAGCTCACTGACTGCCTTTTGTATAGCTTTATCAAACGCTTCAAAATCAAATATAATTTTTCCTGGTGTATAGATTGGCTCTATAGTCTCAAGAAAATTATTTGTAACGTCTTTCATATTTATCCCTTCCGTTGTTTAATTTTATCTTGAATGTCGTTCGCTAAGATATCAAACCCAGTTGTCAACAATTCGCTAAAATTGTTTAGCTTATACTTACCCAAATAGTAACGGGCCACGGTTTCAACTGGTTGACCTGTTACCTTCGCTAACTCATCAATTAGTTGATTAATCTGATTGTGCTGTTGCTGGTTGATATAATTAGATTGTTGATGGCTTTGCATTTGATTGTGATTCTGGTTTGGTCTCAGACTCTGTTCTGCCACTTCAAAGTGGTCAATATCTTCCTCTCCGATTGCAAATAGTGCCTGCAAAGCATACTTACCAGCATATGATTGAACAGCTCCTACCCATTGTGGATCGTTCATTTGCTTTAATTCTCCATTGCGAGTTTTCAATATTGGCACAGGAGACAATTCTGCAAAAGCTTGTGCTTGCACTTTTTCATCTTTGTTAGATACTGTTGCAATCGCCTTGATAAAAGTCTTTCCAGAAAATTCGACAAGTTCATAGTTTACTACTACGCTCCAGTTCGATTTCAAGCTTTTAAAGACGTTGTAAATGTCTTCAACGTGCCTTGAAGCGTACTTTGCAGATCCTTCTTTCTTTTTTTCAAGTTGCATTTTTTGTTGCAATTCAGTAAATGTCATTTCTTCCATTTTATCTCCCTTTCTATGCCCTTAATTCTCATTTTAAGGGGGTGTAGTGCAATTTTAACGGTGTACTAGTCTATTTATACTAACTAGCAAGACACACGCTTAAAATCGATTTTAGAGGGGTTTTCTAGTGTTAGCTAAAAACCTGTGTTGATTTCTTAGCAAAATACATATATTCATTGATTTTACTAATGAATGAGTATAAATCTAATTCATCCATCATTTTCTGTTTATGCTTTTTTGAAAATACAAGTCCATGAATACTCTCATAGTCCTCAAAGAGTTTTAGTTTTACTTCTGTTTCAGTCATAACATCATCCTTTTGTCTTGATTAGTTTTAAATTGATAAACATGCTCATTAGTAGTTCCAAGTCCTGTCTTCCTTTTTTTGTTTTGAATGCCCCTAATTCTCAATTTAAGGGGTCTCTTATCGTTTTTAAGTGGTAACTAGATAATTTATACCACCCACACTTTTAAATTGATTACAGACGATTTTAGGCGTGTTCTCGAACGTTCTGATTAAATACCACCTTCGAGCAGTAGCCAAATGCCATATATTCGTTTAATTTCTCGATGAATGAATACAAGTCCAAATCATCCATCATTTTTTGCTTATGCTCTTGTGAGAACACTAGGCCATGAATACGCTCGTATTCCTCAAGGAGCTTTAGTTTAACTTCTGTTTCAGTCATAACATCATCCTCTTGTCTTGCTGTGTTTTAAACTTGTAAACGTGTTCGTTAGTAGTTCCAAGTCCTGTCTTCTTGAAAACCCTCGAATAGACACGTTTTCCATAAGTGCCCATTATATCCTGTGGGCTTAAGTTTGTTGTGATTATGGTCTTTGTTCGCTTGTTCAAAATGCTGTACAAGATACCGTTAGACCACTCAGTCACTTTTTCTGTGCCCAAATCATCAAGCACTAGCCATTCAGCTTCAGAAATGCGTCTGATGTATTCAGCTTCAAGGCTGAAATCTTCTTTGATTTTGGCTAATAGATCAACCACGTTGATGAATAGCCCCATCTTTTTTGTATGATCAGACAAGGCTTTGAGCGCTGAATAAGCTAGATGACTCTTGCCTACTCCAGTATCACCAATGAGGACAATGTTGTAGTCCTGGCCATCGAGATAGCCTCTGAGTTGACTTCGAACATTCTTCAAGTCTTCCTTTTGCTCTTTGGTAACAGCATGGTAAGTTTCAAAGCTAGCACTTTCTAAATCATCATCCATCAAACTGAAATCTTTGAGAAAGTAGAGACGCTTATGCTCTTGCTCACGCTCAAACTGTTCTTGTGCTTTAATAGAATTCTGTCGCTCTTGCTCTTCACGATGGCACGTCTCACATACAGTGTATGGCTTGCTGTTTGGTAGCTGAATAGTGACAAAGTTTCGATTGTGCTTCTCGCAGTATTTATCACTAGTAGTCATATATAGCTGTCGCATCTGTCTAGCTGTTTGATCTAAACTCATATAAAGAACCTCTTAGTATTTACTGCAAGCTGGTCCAAACTTGGGTTTGGCATTGTTTGGCTTGTTAGAAAAGTAGTTATTCTGTTCCTCTTGTTGTTGAGCTACTGTCTTGATTCCATTTTGAGACCATGATTTCAAGATAGAGTTAACATACCCAAAAGAACGTTTAGAGTTATCAGCTGCTTTATCAATGGCTATCTTGATTAATTCTGGTTCTAGCCCATCTATGACTTGATACTCTTTTAACTTTTGCAATTGGAATCCATCTAGAAGACCGATTCTTTCTTGATAGTATTCAAAGATATTAAAATTGGAATTATCAGCAGCAGCAGAAGAAGGTTTTCTATTCTCTTCTTCTACTTCTACTTCTGTCTCTATATCTATCTCTTTCTCTATCTCTTTCTCTATCTCTTTCTCTATCTCT